GCATGTTCTAAATCTCCAATAAGATGAGGAGGTACTCTATAAATTCTACATATTTCATTTATCTGAAATTTTCTTGTCTGTAGAAACTGTGCATCCTCTGGTGGTATTCCTATTTCATGGTATTTCATTCCTTCTTCTAGTACAGCTACTTTATGTGAATTTCCTACACCCCTATATACCTCTTCCCACTGTTTTCTTAGTTTTTCAGGATCTTTTAAAACCCCCGGATGTTTAAGTATTCCTCCTGGTCTTGCTCCATTTCCAAAGAATCTTGAACCAAATTCCTCAACTGCAAGGGCTAATCCTACAGCTTCCCTAGCAGCAGATATTGGAGATATACCAGTAAGTCCATTAAAAGAAAGTCCTGGTATATGAAATATTTTCTCTTTAGGGTAAATTATCTGTTTGCTGTCAATAAAATATTTATATTTAATTTTCTTAGTTTCTTTATCTCTTTCTACTACCATCTTATCTGGCTGTAGGGGATAAATCTCTACTATATTACCTGCTCCATCTCTTACTATTTCAGCGTATGCATTTCCCCATAGTAGAAGGTGAGTCATCATTGTTTCCCTAAAAGAAAAGCTGGTCATTTCTTCATTAGGTAAATCATGAAGGATTAAATACAACGGGTGATTTATAGCCTTTTCCTTTCCTTTAGTTTTTCTAATATATAAAGGAAGAGGTAAGCTGGCCAATGTTTCTGCAATTACTCTAACACATGCATAAACTGCTGTTGATGTTATAGCGTTGTATTCAGATACGTTTTTTCCAGCATTAGACTGAAGTCCAATATCTTCAGACATTAAAAAAGCCTTGATTTTATCATCAAGACTTGAATTTCTTTTTTCAAATAGTTTTGTTATGAAGGGTATTTTCAAGAATTCACCTCCTACAGTTTTACTCCCTCACTACGTTTATATGCAATTTGAATACAAACGCAAAAACGGGCATTAAAAAAGAGACTTATTCAGTCTCTCTGTTTTCATCCTTTTCAATTAATTCATCTTCCCGGAGAATTTTTATAAGCTGCAACAATTCGTCTTCTTTATAATCCTTTTCAAGTTTAACAAATCCAAATTTTTTATATAAATCAATTAAATAAGGTATGTTTTTACATTCAAGCATTATAATTCTTCCACCTAAACGCATTTGTCCATCTAAAACTGTACTTAAACAGTATTGCATAATTTCGAATCCTGTGATTTTATCTTTATGTAAATCATTTTTACCTACTTGTCCAATTAAAATAGCTGGAAATTCAGTAATTCTTTTTCCATTAATTTTAGCACTAAATCCATCAAAATTTTTGATTTTCCGATTAGATAATGATTCAGGAATTTTTAGAACTTGTAAAGCTATAGTAAAATAAGCTAGAACTTTAAATTCTTCATCGTCCTCATCATAAATTAAAAAGGTTCTGCTCTTTCCTAGCTTTTCAAATAAAATAGCCCTCTCTTTTAGAAAATTTTCTATGTCATTATCTTTTTTGCAAACAAAAATAGAAATAAGTTCCTGAGCTCTTTGCTCATCACTCATTTCTATAAGTTTCTTTAACGAGATAACATTCGTCTTAATTTTAACTCACCTTGCCTTTCTCTCTCAGGCAATGTTAATGTTCTATCTATTTTTACACTTTTAGCAGGATTAGTAATTATTTTAGTAAAAGAATCTATAGCCTTCTTACTATCTAAAGTAAAATCTTTATTAAATGATGAAGTAGCCATTCTTCATCCCTCCTTATAAGCATCATCAAAATTTTCTTAAAGTAAATATATATGCCTTTATTATAAATATATTTAAAATCCTAAATAATATCCTTCTTATTTCATTATATTAATATTATATCCTCTGTGCAATTATTTAGTTATCATTTTTTATAATAAAAATCATTCAATTGGAGACTAATTTTTTTTCGTTAATTTGTCCTTTCAGCATTTTGATATTATTTTTGTCTTTCACTTAATTTAATTATAACATAAAAATATAAAATGATGTAGATCTATATCATTATAATCCCTCTCTCATCATACACAGACTCCTTATTCTCATTTCTTATAGCTCTATCAAGTGCCATAATCATTGCAACAGCACCGTCAATCTTTTCTGTACTTTTCTGTTTATCAGGCTTTATATTTCCTGCTGGGTCAGTTCTAACATGTATGTTATCCATCATCCACTTTAAAACAGGATGTCCTCCATGGGCTATTTTCTTTTCTAGGGTAAGTTTCATAAGTTCTTTTGTGGGTGGAGACATATCTTTATAACCTTGTCCGAAGGGAACTACTGTAAATCCTAATCCTTCTAAATTTTGCACCATCTGTACTGCTCCCCAACGGTCAAAAGCTATTTCTTTAATGTTGTACTTAGTGCCTAGTTCTTCTATAAATTTTTCAATAAATCCATAGTGTATGACATTTCCTTCTGTTGTTTTAAGGTAGTCTTGCTGCTCCCATATATCATAAGGGACATGGTCCCTTCTTACTCTTAGTTTTAAATTATCTTCTGGTATCCAAAAGTGAGGTAGTACATAGTATTTATCATCTCCTGGTATTGGTGGAAAAACTAATACAAAAGCCGTTATATCAATGCTACTTGAAAGGTCAAGTCCACCATAGCATATTCTCCCTTTAAGTTTTTCAGGATTAACTTCGAAGGAGCACTTATTCCATATATCCATAGGCATCCATCTGACTGATTGCTTCACCCACTGGTTAAGTCTTAGCTGTCTGAAGATATTTTCTTCTGCTGGATTTTCTTTTGCACTTAAAAAGGCTGCTCTTACTTTTTCTATATCAATGGTATGGCCCAAAGACGGATTTGCCTTATACCAGTTCTTTTCATCGGTCCAATCGTCACCTTCATCTATTCCATATATCACAGGGTAAAAAGTAGGGTCAATCTTTTTCCCTCTTAGTATATCTTCTGCCTTTTGATGAACTTCCCAGCAAATAGAATTTCTATCATTTCCAGCTGTTGTTATTAAAAAGAAAAGAGGCTGCTTTCTTGCATCACCACTTCCCTTTGTCATAACATCATATAAATCTCTATTAGGCTGGGCATGTAGTTCATCCATTATAACTCCATGAACATTCAGCCCATGTTTTGTGTAGGCCTCCGCTGATAGAACTTGATAAAAACTAGCGGTAGGCATATACACTAATCTCTTTTGTGAAATTACAGGTTTAATTCTTTTTTTAAGTGCTGGGCACTGTTCAACCATTTCTACTGCTACATCAAATACAATAGACGCCTGCTGTCTATCTGCCGCACATCCATAAACTTCAGCTCCCCATTCTCCATCTGCACAAGTAAGATATAGGGCCACAGCTGCTGCAAGTTCACTTTTACCATTCTTTTTGGGTATTTCAATATATGCAGTATTATACTGTCTATACCCATCTTCTTTAACAGTTCCAAATATATCTCTAATGATTTTATCCTGCCATGGTAGAAGGTCAAAAGGTACTCCATGCCATACTCCCTTTGTATGTTTTAGATTATTTATAAACTTAACTGCCCTTTCTGCTTTTTTCTCATCAAACATTATTTCACCCTCAGTAAGCTTTCCATTGGATCATCAGTATCCGTCTTTTCTGTGTTTATTCTAATTCTAGTTCGTGCTGCTGGAGTAAGTCCAAACTCAGAGCAGAAATCCTTCATTACCTTAAGATACGTCTGGGCTATGGATACCTGTGGTACCTGCTGAATATATCCTGATGGTGTTTTAAAGATAGTACCATGCTTTGATAAAAACTCCTCTGCTTCCTTCCACCTTGCATAAGCTTGACAGTATCCTGCAAAAGCTGCTGCATCTACCCCAGTTAGTACTCCTATAGCTTCTAGAGTTTTAGCCATTCGCTTCCATTCTTTCTTTGCTTCAGGTTCAAGCCATGACGGACACCTTGGTGCCTTCTTCTCTGGCTTGGGTTCATTTTTGTTAAGAGGTCTTTTTCCTGGATTACCTTCAAGTACCTTTAAAGCTGTAGGTTTTGGTTTTCTTCCTCGTGTCGCCATGGTATCACCTCCATTTCCCCTACATTTGCCCTGTAAGGGGTTTTTATCTTTATTCCAAGGGATTTAACCCATAACGAGAAAAAGAGCCTTTGTGGCCCTTTCTCCCAATACTTTTTAGTTCTCTACTTCCTTTTCAAATTCATCTATTAGGCTTTCATCTAAATCCCAAAACATTACTAGTTCTTCATAAATTTCTTTAATCTTATTTATATCTTCTTTTGCATCATCACCAAGTACACACTTCTTTTCCTTTGCTGTAAAAATCAGCCCCTCAAGAGTTGTTCTTATAAGCCATTTATCCATCCTTTACACCTCCCTATGTTTTTGTTATTACATTAATCACTCTGTACATAGGGAATTGCAAGATTTTTTCAATTCTTTCTAGTTATTTTTTTCTACATCATTTATATCTTTAGGTTGTACTTTTCTAAAAGCTCCGTTCCCTGATAGATTTTTAAGTAGTTCTTTCCTTGCCACCTTATACTCATCGCCAATCATTCCAAGTCTTAAAAGCCATGTTCTGAAAGTGTATTTTTCATTATCTGTAGGTTTAACTTTTGCTGAAGCATATTTTAATTTTTTAGCGTTTTGATTTAGAATGGATACAAATTGCTTAAAAACTTCTTTCTTTTCAGGATTTTCTTCCCCTTGTAAAAATTTAAAGGTTATTGTTTTATCATAAAAATCAAATTCAATTCCCTGGCAGCTTCTTTCACCTATATCTTCAAGAGCAGTTTTAAAATCTTCCAAGGTTTCAATTTTAACTTCATTAATGCCAATAGAAAAATCGTCTCCTACTAAATCTTCTTCTATCTCAAAGGCTTTTTTAATAAGAGCTTGTTTGCTGTAAATCATGTTAACTAGATTCCTTAAGGTTCTGCCACTATGCCCTTCCATTGGGAAGATAGCTTTAAAAAATATTTCTATGTTGGGTCCCTCACTATTTTGTATTTCAATGTTATCATTTATTACCTTTTCGTTTTTTGTTTCTCTAAAAAGTTTTTCAAGTTTTATTTCTTCTCCAAACGCTGTTATGATTTTTCCTTTCCTGTCAATAGTGTAGGTTTCATCTTCTGTTTTCAGTTGGTATGCAAAACTTGGTGCTCCTAGATATTTAGATTTCACTCCAAAACGTGTTTCTAATGCCTTTACAATTTCCTTTCTATCCATTTAAAATACCTCCCTGTGTTTTTTTGTTACTCTATACATCACTCTAAACACAGGTAAAGTCAAGGGATTTATTAATTATATAAAGAAAAAGAACTGATTTCTCAGTCCTCAATTTCAATAATCTCAAATTTTTTATTAAAGTCTTTTTCCTCAATCCAGTAATCACTTTCTCCTGTATCATCATCATTTACAAATATTTTGTATGACCCGCCGTCTTTATGCCTTAAAAAATAAAATTCTTCTTTTGTAATTTTGTCTTTACAAACTCCTGCATTTACCATCTTAACCCCTCCTGTGTTTTTTATTACTCTATATATCACTCTAAAACACAGATAAGTCAAGAAAAAAGTCTTAAAAGTAAAACTTTTACATCATATCTTTTTCTTTAAGGCTAAAATACTCATCTCCTATAATTACATGGTCAAGAACCTGTATTCCTAAAAGCTCACCTGCATCCTTTAATCTTTTTGTAACCCTGATATCCTCTGGACTAGGTTTCGGGTCTCCTGAAGGATGATTATGAAGTAGTAGAATTGATGATGCATTGCTAAGTAGTGCTCTTTTAAATACTTCCCTTGGATGAACAAGGCTTGAATCTACTGTTCCCCGACTTACTTCAAATAATCCTGTTACTTCATTTTTAGTACTTAAGGTTATTATCGAAAACACTTCTTCTGACATCTCGTGTAGATGTAAAATTTCCGTTGCTATCTTCCAAACTTCTGATGGTGAGTTTATCTTCTTGGCAATATCATACCTTGCTGCCTTTTCTTTAACTAATCTTATTGAATAGGTTGTGAAAGTTTTCATTTTCCTAACCTCCTGCGTTTTAGTGTAGTCTATATATCATTCTAAACACAGAAAATATCAAGTCTTTATTTTGTTATATCCGTATTTCTATAAGCTATTTTTTCTCCATCCCTTATTAGAAAAACTTCTTCATCAACTCCAACATAATCAATATATCTTTTAACAATCACATCCACATACTTTTCATCTAATTCCACAGCATAACATATTCTGTCGAGTTGTTCACAGGCAATAAGTGTTGACCCACTTCCCGCAAAGGGCTCTAGAACTATACAGTTACTAACAGAACTATTTTTTATAGGATATGCTATTAAGGGTATAGGTTTTGTAGTTGGGTGTAGTTTTGATTTTGTTGGTCTATCAAAATTCCAAACAGTAGTTTCTTGTCTTCCTGCATACCATTTGTGTTTTCCTTTCTTTTTCCAACCAAAAAGGCAAGGTTCATGTTTCCATTGGTAAGGACTTCTTCCTAAAACTAATGAATTTTTAACCCATTGACAAACCCCTGATAAATAAAATCCTGCATCTTCAAAAGCCTTTCTAAATATTAGTCCTTTAGTATCTGCATGAAATACATATATTGATGCGTCATCTACCATTACACTTTCCATGCTTTTAAAAGCATCAAATAAAAATTTATAAAAGTCATCATTATCAAGGTTGTCATTTTGTATGGTCCCTGCAGCTCCTTCATATGAAACGCCATAAGGGGGATCGGTAACCACTAAGTTTGCTTTCTTACCTTTCATAAGCTTCTCATAGGTTTCTGCTTTAGTACTGTCCCCACAGATAAGTCTATGTTTTCCAAGTATCCATATATCACCCTGTTTTGATATTGTTTCTTCTTCAAGAGCTGCATCTATATCAAAATCATCTTCTTTTACTTCTTTATCGTGGATATTCGAAAACAAATCTTCTATTTCTGCTGCATCAAATCCAGTAAGATCTATATCAAAATCTAGTTCTTTTAAATTCTCAAGTTCTAATGCTAATAGCTCTTTATCCCATCCAGCATCTAATGCTAATCTGTTATCTGCTAGGATATACGCTTTCTTCTGGGCCTCTGTTAAATGCTCTACCAAAACACATGGTACAGATTTGATTCCTTCTTCTTTTGCAGCTTCTATTCTTCCATGGCCTGCAATTATATTTTTTCTTTATCTATTAGTATTGGATTTACAAAGCCAAATTCTCTAAGACTACTTCTAAGTTTTTTTATCTGCTCTTTGCTATGAGTTCTGGCATTATTAGCATAAGGGATAAGTTCATCTATGGGTAACACTTTTAATTCTTCTGTTCTTTTCATTCTTTATTCACCAACTTTCTTCTTAATTGAATTTTCTTTGTTTCTTTGTTATAATGATTATAAAGAAATAAAGATTTTGGTATTATTTTTATAAATTTTGCATATACTATAGGGAGGTTAGAGATATGAATGCAACTGTTATGGAGCGTGATAATATGGATCGTAAAATAATTAGCGTTTCTAAAAAACGTCAGATTACTATACCTTTAAAATTCTATAAACATCTTGGTCTTGATAATCAGGTCGAATGCACCCTTGAAGATGATTCTATTGTAATCAGACCCCTAAATAGAGATTCTGGTGAATTTTCTGTGGAAATACTAAAAGACCTTATTGCACAAGGTTACTCAGGTAATGAATTAATAAAAAAATTTGAGGCCCAAAGCAAGAATATCAAAAAAGCTATTACTCATATGCTTGAAGATGCAGATGCCATTGCTGCCGGAGAAAAGAAATCTGAAAGCTTTGAAGACATCTTTGGACCGGAGAACTAGATATGTATGAAATACAGTTCAATTCCCAGGCAGCACGTTATTTTAAAAAACTAAAAGAAAAACCTCTAAAAGATGCTTATAAAACAGCTTTACAAAAAATAAGTAAAGATCCTTATATTGGTCAGCCAAAGCGTGGCGATTTATCTGGCATCTATGGATATGATGTAAGATATCAAGGTACAAACTATGAAATTGCCTATACTATCAATGAAGTCAATGGTAAAAAAGTCATTGTACTTCTCGCTGGTACTCGTGAAAATTTTTATGAACAATTAAAGAGATATATTAAATAGCTCTCTTAATTTTAGGAGGGCTATTTTTGTGCATATTTCTCATACTAAAAAAGTACACTTAAACTGCCCTTTAAAGAGGGATTTTTCAGGTGCTATATTTTCTATAACCCCTTTTATTTCAATGCTCCAAGCCTAACTATTGCCCTTTGACCCCCTCCCCTTGAATTTTGCGAATTAATCTGTGAAGGGCCCGCACCGTTCCTTTATTTTCAATGTTTTGATATGTTATACCCCTACCCCTATGTAAATTATCTACAAGATACCAACAGTTTGCCCACAGAGTTATCCACATATATTTAGTAGGTGTACACCTTATTTTTCCTTCCCCATCGACCATCTTCTTTTGCTGTTTTCCTATCGTGACATGATTTACAAAGCGACTGAAGGTTATCTTCATCCCAAAATAAAGCTTCATTACCATGATGGGGTACAATATGGTCCACAACAGCTGCAGAGGTAAGTCTTCCATTCTTTTCACACTCTACACAAAGAGGTTGTTTTGCTAACACCTTTTTCCTTAACCTTTGCCATCTACTGCTGTTATAAAGTTTTTTATATTTTCTGCTTCTGTTATATTTCTTTGTCTCTTCCTTCTGATGTTTCTCGCAATACTTTATTTCCGTCAGTTCTGGGCAGCTGGGGTAGCTGCACATGCGTTTTGGTTTTCTGGGCATAGTTTTTCTCCTTTTTCAATTTTTCTTTAAAACAAACAGGGAACATGCAGTACACCTTCTTTGGTGTAAGCCATGTTCCCCAAGGGCATTTTTTACATTTTCTCATTTTTTTCATCTCCAAATTCAATCATTGAAAAAGCCACCGATTATTTATCAGTGGCTATAGGAAACGGATTAAATGGATTGTCCAATGGATCAATCTTATACTTTTTTATCATAAATTGATTAACCTTCTTATGTTCAGTTTCTGTAATGAGACCTTCTAACTTCAACTGATCTAAAAGAGCAAGTTGTACTGCATATTTAAATCTGTTTCATTTCTTTTCTGGAAGATGTGATAAATCTGGTTTATATTCATTTTCACGTTCTTCAAAATTCTTTGACATGCTCACACCTCCTTGTTCTGATCAAAATACATTTCTAAAGCTTTTTCGATGATTTCTTCAATTTCTTTGGGCTTTTGGTTCTCGTCAAAAAATCGATAGATGAGTTCTCTTTTCAACTTGAAAACAGAAGCTTTTTTCTTTTTCTTCTTTTGATCAATTTCACCAGATAATATCCTTTCGATTGTTTCAGGATTTAATTTTCCTAATTTAGAATATGTCTTAAGTAATTCTGCTTTTTTCAAATCAACCTTGTAATTATTTTCGTTAGTAATTTCATGAACCAGTCCTTGTTCATTTTCATTCAAATAAGATATTGATACAGCAGGAATAAAAGCAATCTCTCCATCATCCACTTTCTTTAATAATTCATCGATTAGGTAATTAAGCCTGATATATCTTGCGACTGTATCTTTAGATAAATCATAATTTTGACCGACTTTTTCTAGACTTGTTAACTTCTTCGCAACTTGCGAAGAAGTTTCGAAATCCTCTATTTTATCAGCATTTACAAGGTTTTTTATTTCATTGATCAAATCTGTTCTCACGCCTTGCTGACTCAATGCATCATGATGAGCTTTTAATGCTTTAGCCCTCTCTGATGGAAGCATATCTGAAAATGAACGCTGCATAAGGTTTGTTTCAGTAACAATAAGCATGGCTTCATCATCTGTAAGATTATCTTTTATGACGACTGGAACCTTGTCTAACCCTGCAAGTCTTGCAGCATTTACCCTGTTATGCCCTGAAAGTATTTCATAAGTTTCATTTTCAGATTTTCGAACGATAATCGGAAGCATAATGCCCATTTCTTTAATGCTTTGGACCATATCATCTAGGCGTTTACCTTCGTAAATTTTGAAAGGATGATTATGAAAAGGTTTAAGTGTATTAATATCGAGTTCAACGACACCAGTATTTTCAGTTGGCTCTTCTATTTTCCCAAAAATCTCTTCAAAACTTTGTAATTTCTTTTCACTCATCTTAAATATTCCTCCACAAATTTAGTATAGGCTACGGCTACTTTATGCCCTGGTTGATATTCAATAATACTTTTATTCTTAAGATTTGATTCCCCTACCTTAACCGAGGCAGGAATCTTATTTTCAAATACTTTAATCTGTTTTCCATAGGCTTCATCAATTAGATTTACAATTTCTTTTGAAAGAATTGTTCTTTCAGTAAACATGGTGATGAGAATGCCATCAATCTCAATACTAGGATTGATTCTTCTTTTAACTTTAAGGATCGTTTTTAAAAGAAGCTCAAGTCCCTTAGCGGATAGATACTGAGGAGTTGCAGTTATTAATACACTATTGCATGCGACTAAAGCATTAATCGTTAGCATTCCTAGTGAAGGCATACAGTCAATGATAATGTAATCATAGTCATCTTTAACTTCTTGGATTATTGACTTAAGTGTTAGCTCCCTACTCATTGCATTGACCAAATTAACCTCTACAGCTGAAAGTTCGATACTACAGGGTATGAAGTCCAATTTACCATTAGAAATGATAAATTGCTCTTTTGATTGCAACTCCTTTTCTCCAATCACTGCCATCATAAGATGATAAATCGTAGTATCAAGCTCTTCTGGTCGATCAATTCCCATGCACATTGTTAAGTTGCTTTGAGGATCAAAGTCGATTAACAAAACTTTCTTGCCTTGTTCTGCTAAAGCATATCCAAGATTCATTGTAGTTGTGGTTTTGCCTACGCCACCTTTTTTGTAAACTAATTAGTGTCTTTGTATATTTTATTATATCTTATGTTAATAATAATGTAAACTGTAAAGTTTCTTTAGAATCAAATTTATTGCCTCAGTACATAATTTAGTGTATAGTTACTATATAAATAATCTTTGGAAGGTGTGATTTTATGGCTTTTTCAATGGGCGAAAAAATTCGTATTGTACTTAGACGAAAAAAATTGACAATCACTGATTTAGCGACTGCCATTGGTACGTCTCGTCAAAACTTAACGAATAAATTAAATCGAGATAATTTCTCAGAAAAAGAACTCCAGCAGATTGCTGAAGCTCTTGGATGTCGTTTTGAGGGTTATTTTATTTTTGAGGATGGGGAAAGAGTTTAACTTTTCATCTTAAACCTTGGTGTTTTAGAATCAGGAACTAGTTTAGGTTTGTTTATTTTTATTGTCAACGGCATTGGAAAATCAATACCAGTTAGAATAGCCTCCCCTTCACCTAATACTGGTAAAAAAGATAATACACTACTATTGGCAGAAGAACATGCATGTCTTATAGACTCTTTATCATTATAATTAATTAATCTATGTACTAGGAAAGTTCCCATTTGGCTCAATGTGCCAACTGGAATATCTCTAGGCATTTGTGTAGCTATACATAAAAACAATCCATATTTTCGGCATTCTTTCGCAATTTGATCAAATGCAGTTAAAGAAGAATTTTCAAAATAATCATCAACTACTTTGTTATTTAAAAACTGATGTGCTTCATCTAGTATTAGAACAATTGGATTCTCCTTAAATTTCATAGTTCTTGCTAATGTAAGCATATATTTACCTATTGCATTAGCAATAATCTCTCTAGCTTGGAATTGAAAACCAACTTTTTCGAAACTAATTCTCAATAATCCTTTATCTTTATCTCCTAAAAATTTATTAATAATTGAAGTTAATTCACTCTCCTCAATTGGATCCTTATCAAATCCAAATAGTTCTTTAAAAAGCCCTGTATTAAGAAGATTAGATGCTCTAGAGATTAAACTTACACAATTTGAAACGTCATTTTCATTTCTTCCCCCATACTTCTTATCATCATATTTATCAGAATCGTAGATGCATTCTTCAGTAATTTGACGTGGTAAGTTAGCAATATCAAATGTTAACAGACCATTTTCAATTTTTTCAATGTTGGTGTAACAAAATCGATCATATTTCCTACGATCTTTCCCTGCCTTTTTTATTATCCCATCTACTTTGAATTCATTTAATTCATTTATCCCTTCTCTTTCATCTATTCTATATGCTTTAAGTGATCTTATTGCCTCCAATAATTTAGGTTGTTGAACTCTACCTGCTGGCTTTAGAAGAAAGAATATGTCTTCAACTGTTAATTTTTCATAATGAAAGAAAGAATCCTCACCTAAATTAAACGATACTGTATTTTCATCAACTAAATTTAAATACTCACCTGTTGGATCAATAAGTATAGCTTTACTACCATTCTCTTTTAAATGCTGAATAATTCTAGCAACACTCCAACTTTTCCCCCCACCAGTTGTGCCAACAATTGCACAATGTCTACTTAGTAAGGCTTGTTGACTTATAATAACAGTTGTATTTCTATTTGATGTTAATGTTCCTATTTCCATTATTGGTTCATCTTTATAATTCTTGTTACCAAATCTAATTAAATAATCTTGAATAAATTCACTAGGACAAACAAAAACCTTAGATCCAATATTGGGATAACAATCAAGCCCTTTATTGATTTCTTTATAATTAAAATAATCGAAAGACAACAATATTTCCACCTTAGCAGTTGGATGGAAATCAGAGCTTTGAAAAGCTTTTTCGCTTAACCCAAGTCTTTCTTTCTCAGGTAAATCCAACTCAAGTATTTTTCCTATAAATCCATAATTTTCTCCTTCAATAGTAACAAAATCACCAATTAATCCTCCATTAAATTCTTCACCGGAAAATATAAACTTATTAAGGAGTACAGAAGATGGAAAATGCACTTTAACAAATTGAGGATTTACATGATTTACATACCCAATAAAATAATTATGATCAAATGGTTTATTCATCATGTCCATCTCCTATATTAATTTTTCCATGCATTTGATATATCTCTGAATAAGGGTAGTTTCTTGAAAAATCATCAAATTTTTCATTAATCAATGTAACATTATTATTGTCTTTTGAATACTCCTTTAATTGAGTATATTTTCCTTCAACACTTACATCAGGAGATACAACCATTAATCTAATACTTGGATTTATGTTAATTGCTTCTAAAATCATAGAAGTAATGTGCTTATCATAATAACTAAAGCCGATAGTAATTAAATATGTATTTGGTTTTCTCAATTCTTGCTGAAATCTTGACATCATTTCAAAAAAAGGTTGTTCATATGAGGCTTCGTATTTACTATCCTTAGGATATATCATTACTGGCTTTTCTGTTTTTTCGGATTTTTTAATATAATCATTTTCTCTTTCCCAATCCAATGATCCATGTGGTTTATACAAATGAAACACTCTAGATACATAGTTTTCTTCATTAGAAATTCTGCTATTTGAACGAACTACAAAGTCATAGTCAAAGTTCTGTCCATTAAATTTTCTTGGATAGCTAAATGAAAATCCATCAATTACAATATAGCCATTCTTAGATGCTGCTTGTTCAAATAAAGTGTCATAATTTAAAGTGAATACTTTTAATCTCGGGTATTTGAGCTTCCTTGCTGTAGCTTTCTTAAGGAAAAGTTCATGTGGTGAAAATTCTGGCAATTCTAATGTGCAATCTTTTCTTATGATTGTTTCAATACTATTAATCATCTGTTGAATATTCATATCGTCAATAAACTCTTTTGCAATATTGGCTTTAGATAATAATGCCTCTAAATCAGTATTAAAATGTTTATAGTCAAATTTTACTTTATCACAAAATTCTTTAAGTTTATCTTCACCAATACTATCGCGTACACTTTCCCACAGCATTTTCATAGTTTTTCCTTTATTTTCTTTTCCAATTCCAACGGAAGTTCCAGCTCCCGATAATATAACAAAATTTTCAATATGACATGATAATTCTTTTTTATAATAATCTCTCATCATGCCATATGCATAGTCATTAGCACTTTTCCCGTCTAAATCTTCAACTTTTCTGCCATTAATGTAAACTTCATTACTTTCTTCATCATAGTTTATTGTTTTTGTACTCGTAAACAAAATCTGTGGCATTATTGTACCCCCTTTAAAATTATAATGGATACAATTATTATCACATAAAGTTATTATAATAACAAATATTTCAATTTAATAAGTAAGTACCTTTTTAGTACAAAACACAAAAAAGCCACGAAGTATCAAGTTAAAAAATCAACTTCCTAGCTTTTTTCTATCTTATATTCAATTATCCATCTACGTGTTTCCCAACACCACATTATATACCAACAAGCACTGTTATACCCCTTATGAGGGTCTTTTCTTCGAAATTTAGCTCATTTTTGTTGAAGGTATAAAAGTCCTCAAACCTTGTAAATTCAAGGATTATGAGCGGTTCTTCATACGTAGTCGTACCACGCACTCCACATGCATGGAGATTGGATTTTTGATTAAAAGAAAACACTATATTTCTTTTACAAAAAAATTTTTTATTAAAGTATCAGTAGTACTTTTTCTTTCAGATACTTTTCTATCTTTTATGTTTATCTCATGACTTGCATTCATGATCAAATTTACTGACTGCATAATAATATCCGAGAAAATATCTTTGTTTTTTAGAGAATCAATTATTTTATTGCAATATTCAATGATTTTTTTACTATTCATTGGAGGGATATTCGGCCCAGCAGAAACCATTCTATATAGCATCAATATGTGATATCTTAATCTCCATAGTTCATCTGATATTATTCCTTTATTAAAAGCATCTTCTATCATTGTATAAGTTATCGAAGATATATAATATGGTTCAAGTTTATGTTCTGAATCAAAGATTTCTCCTCCTATTTCCCTTGTTAATTTACCATAATAACCAGCTACTTGATGTGCCTTATTAAGAAACATCGCGGCAAAAACTTTAATTTGAGTTTCAATATTAATTATTCTATAACTTTCTATATCACTATCCCTGTATTGGTTTGTTCTACGTTCATAGAATATCTTCAAGTCATCATTAGGTAATGCATTATAAAATAATTCAAGGTTTTTTTGAAATTCGCTTAGTGCTTCAAGCTGTTCAATACCAACTGCAGTTTGATTATTAGTTGCTCTTGTAATTTGACTTTTTATATCATAATCATTGGTTATAATAATTTTCAATGGTATATAGACTCTTTCTATTCCTTCTTTATTCCTATTATCATAGAGAACATGACTAGTTTGACAGCCATTAACTATTTGATAGTTTGTAATGAACAAGTTATCACCCGCACCAGAAATTTGTTCTGCTACAACTGTAACCCCATTATTTAATATACAAAAATGCTCAAATTTTCCTTCTTTTAAGGTATCATTTATATCCTTATTTACCGGATTATCATCTTGTTCAAGATAATCTCTGATGTTATCATCATAAACCGATTTCATATTACCATCATCATCAATGATAATCTTTCGATATTCACTAAAAGGTAGTAATCCAGAATAAGCTACTTCTACTCCTGGTATAGGAGGTAAACTTACTTTCTTCTCAAAATGAATTTTAGCAGAATTAGGTTCTTTTGTCTTACGATATAAATTTTGCAGTTTTTTTGAATCACATGGTTGAAATTCAACTTTTTCAAATAGATTAGTATTGTCTAACTCACTCTTGTTCTTCTCAATTATTGTAACTAATGAGTCATCATTTTGCCAACTTCCATTACAAACGTAATATAGTTTGCATATTGGATTTCGTTCTTTCATAAATTGAGAGTTATTATAAATATAATTCTTCATATCAATAAAATTTTTCATTTCATCTGTTTTAAATACTTCTTCTGCATCATCATCAAAAAATACTTTTACCCATCGTAAAAATCCTTCTATTTCGGTTCCTTCAAATTTAGCAGATATTTTTGATTGAATAAAAACAAACGTAACGTTTAAAATTCTATTCATTTGAATTAGATCTTCAATTTCTTGAACTGTTGAACACAGTTTATTATTAACAATTATAGCTACTCCATCAATACCTTGTGTTCCTCGTCCTGTTAAAGTACTTTTTAACTCAAATCTTATAGAATCATACTCTTTATTAACAATACAATAATTTGCAAACCATTCAAATTGGTCATCTAATTTCATGTGTTGAATATTTTTACTTTTAACAAATTCATTAAGAAAACTTTTTATAATAACGTTCAAAATCAATCCCCCTCAAAAAAATATAAATAAACACTTTTTTTAATTTTTCAAAAATATAATAGGATAGTAAATATAAAATGTCCTTGATTCTAAAATATTTTCATAGTCATATTGTTAATAATTCTTTAATCTCTCACGAATTTTATAAAACTTATTATTAATTCTAAAATGTCTACCTATCATTTTGTGAATTTATACTATATGTTATTTTACTTTCTTAAAAGCTTTTTGAAATAATTCAAATTTGCTTAGCTTTGTCCTCTTTTCTACGTTTAGCTATATATTCTTCAACAGTCAACATGCAAAATCCTCCAAAAAACAAAAACAGGGTGCAACTATTGCCAAAAGTTACACCTATATTATACTATACAATTTCTAAAAATTTCTAATTTTTTATTATTTTATTTCTCCCCATAAAAACACATTTATTAAAATAAACTTATCTTCATATAAGGCTTAACTATAGGGATTACAAATTAAATTTAAAATATACGTAATAAAAAAACTTTTCTTCCAAAAACTAAAAGTATGGAAGAAGGTGTGTTAATATGGGAAGACCAAAAATACAAATAGATAAATTACATGGATATACGATAGAAGAATTAATTGAATTAAGAAATACTGCGGATTCGAAATTTGCTATACGCGTGTTAACTACAGTAATAATGAGATACAGAGGTTTCTCTAATGAACAAATTAATGAAGTTACAGGACTATGTAGTGCTACTATCATCTCTCATGTAAAAAGATGGAATCGCTTAGGAATAAAAGCTATAGTAGACTCTCGGGGTGGAAATCGTGATCCAAAGCTTAGTCCAGACATAGTAGATGATTTAATCTATGTAGTTCTTAACAAAAAGCCTGTGGACTTTGAATTCATAGGGCATACATGGACCTGTGGGTTATTATCATTATATATAAAACAATACTATGGTATAGATGTTTCAGTTAGTACTATTTGGACAATTTTAAAAAAGAATAACCTATCGTATAAAAGAGCAGAAACCAAACCTACTAAAGCTAACAAAGCAGAGCGGTGTTTGTCAAGTAAGTTGTCATAAAACTTTTTTCTTTAAGTTCTCTTTTTTGTCTAAATCATCCGTAGGATTAAGACTGACTTTTTTAATTTTATCCCAATTTCGTATATTCCTAGACCATCTACTAGGATTCTTAGCTTTAGCCTCCCTATAAACTTCTTTTCTGTTTTTAAGTATTTCATCATCTAAACCATAATGTCTATCATAGGGAGTTACATACTTTATACCACTGTGAAGAGAGCCTTTATTGTAAAAGTTAACAAATTCAAATACCCAGCTCCTAGCTTGTTCAATTGATTCAAAGCCTTTAACAGGGAAATCTTTATTCCATTTTAAGGTTCTAAAAAGAGCTTCTGAAAAAGGGTTGTCATTACTAACTCTAGGCCTAGAATATGATTTTGTTATGCCTAGCTTTTCAAGTAAAGCCTGAAAGCTCTGAGCCCTCATAGGACTTCCATTATCAGAATGAAGTACTAATGGTCTATCTAAAATTCCATGCTTAAATACAGCCTTTTTTACCAAAGACTCTGCATTAGATGATGATTCTTCTTCGTACACTTCCCATCCTACTATCATCCTACTGTATATGTCTAATATAAGATATAGTTTGTAATATCCTCCTTTAATTGGTCCTGGAAGCCATGTGATATCCCATGACCAAACTTCGTTAGGAGATACAGCTATATGAGTATCAATTGTTTTGACATTATGGGTTTTAACACCTGTTCTTTTAGTATTAAGCTTCGCTTCTTTCATTACTCTATAAAAGGTTGATTCTGAGGCTATATATACTCCTTCATCGGCAAGGCTAGGAACTATCTGAGATGGAGGTAAGTCCTTATACTTAGGTTGGTTTACTACTTTTAAAATCTTCTGTTTTTCTTCCTTTGTTAACTTATTCTTTGGACTAGGTCTTTTAGCCAATGGTCTCTTATCTTCTTTAGAGTTTTTCCATCTATAATAGGTTCTCGCCGATATATTCAGTTCTCTACAAGCTAGTTCTATTCTAGCTCCATTCTCATTTGCCTCATCGATTAGCTCTATGGCTGACTTGCGATCTGCGGCGCTAATCATTCGCCCTCTGGCTCCCCCAAAATCGCAGCTACCTTTTTTCTAAGTACTAAAAGTGCTGCTGTTTCGGCTAATGCTTTATTCTTTTTATCTAAATCATGCTCAAGCTGTTTAACTTTTTCCTTTTCACTTTTCAGTTCTTCCTCAAGTACATCTGCTGATTTACATCCATTGTCAAATGCTCCCTCTAGTAGCCTTCTCCATGCTTTTATATCCTGAGTATAGAGTCCATATTCTCTACAGTATCTTGATAATTCTTCTTCATTCATTGTAAATGTATCCATTACAATTTTAAGTTTATCTTCCTTTCTCCATTTTTTAAGTCGATTAGGATTACTGTTAGGTATTAATTTACCTTCTTTTCTAGCTTTTCTTTTCCAGCCATAGATAGTATTTGTAGATACTCCTGTTTCCTTAGATATTTCTGATACCTTTTTATTTATTGGAGGGGATATTTGTTTTAATATATCTTCAATATATTCTTTAGTATAGGTTCTGTTCTTCATATAGATTGTCATCCTTTCTCTTCTCACAATTATTATAACATCTATATGACAACTATTCTAACACAGGGGGGAGCAAGAAGCTTTTAAAAAAAATGTTAGAGACAATAGATACTTTAGAATCTTCAACTGATACGGTTGTATATGCATTAGACGAAACTAGTATCCGTACGGAATCTAATAATCGTGCTTCTTGGAGTGAGGTAGGGGCTGCACCTATCCTTGAAAAAAATGGTTCCCATAAAGGTATTAATATAGTTGGTTCTACTTGTATTTTTAATAACCATCACACCGTAAATGATATATATCCTTCTGATAAATCCATAACGTCAGAAGAAATAAAAACTCACATGGAATATTTGTTAGAAATCAATCCTGATAAAGAAGTTGTTGTCTTTCTTGATAATGCTAGAACTCATACAAGTATGGCCATGCAAGAGTTTTATATTAAGAAAAAATCTAAGCTTAAACTGATATTTCTACCAAAGTATTCACCAGATATGAATCCTCAAGAGAATGTGTGGAATTATCTTAAAGCCAAGTTGTTTAGACCTGCTTCTAGATCAAGTGTTTATGAATTAATCTCTGATGTTAAAGATATTATTGACGAACTTAATTCCAATATTGATAGAATTCGTTCATTGGCACATGGTAGAAGTTTCCTAGTATAAGTTTAGTTTTAATCTGAAAATCCTATATTTTTTATTCTATTTTGAATTTAAATAATTTAAGCTTAATAATTATTAATCCCATAACAATTAGTTCAGTTTTTTTTAAAATATTTTTTGTTGATTTTTGTATTTTTATAATATATCATAACATTATCTCTACTTATGAGAGGAGGCAATATATGAAGCAAAAGTGGAGCTGGAGAAAAATAAATTTTGAACTTAAATTTACTATTTTCCTTTTATGTGTAAATTTTAAGTTGTATCTAGAGAAATAGATTTTTCTCTAGTTCCACTTATAAATAAAATTTAAAAAAGCATATGTCTAATATTTATTAGTACAATATCTCCCTAATCACAACTCCTGTCTTCAAAACAAACTCCACCTCAACCAAAGATACAACTCTTATATTTTCTACTAATATTCTAAATAGTTCTTCATCAAAACTATCTATCTTATCATGTCTATTTAGAGTTTTCTCGATCTCTTTTACTCTTGAATAAATATTTTTATACTCTATTTCAGCTTCTTTATATGATAATCTTTTACTTCTTAAATTTTCCATTTCCTCAAACAATCTATTGTATTCATCATCATAAATATCTCTATCTATGCTATTCTTAGAATTTAATCTTATAAGATTTGTAATCTGCTCTCTTAGTTCTTCCAGTCTTGAATCGATTAATTTTATTTCTTCTTCATTCCTATTTTCATTTAATACTTTTTCTATATTACCCATCATTTTCTTTATTAATCCATCACTATCTTTTATTACCTTATTAGCCACTCTAACAAATGCTGCCTTTAGCTTTTCTTCATCTACTGCGTTCATACTGCAAGCTTTAGGACCTTTTTCATCTCTTGTTCTGCAGTTCCAAACATACTTCTTATATTTATTGGTAGGTCCCCATCGTTTTCTTCTGTAAACTGCCCCGCAGCTCCCACAAATTATCTTCCCTGAGAATGGATACTTACTGCTGTGTTTAGACCTTCTTTCTTTGTCACCAAAACCTCTAAGTTCTGATCGTCTTTTCATCTCTTTTTGAACAGCTTCAAACATTTCTTTACTTATTATAGCTGGGTGGCTATTTTCTACATAGTATTGAGGGGCTTGTCCCTCATTCTTCACTCTCTTATGTGTTAAAAAAT